AGTGCATATCACCAAATATTATTCCAGTCTTTTTAACTTTTCTCATACGTCTAATGCCCTCTTATACCAACCATAATAAAATCGTTCTTGTTCTGGTTGTTGTTGAACTATCTTTGCGTAAAATAAACATCTATACGCCTGTAAACGCCCTTTTGTGAGTTTAACGGCACTTTGTATCGTTATATCGCCGATAAGCCCGTCTACAGCTATTTTAGAACGTTTATTGCTATTTATAGCCTGTTGAAGTATCTTAGTTGCCCTGGATTTACCTAAATTGACGCACATATCAAAATATGTTGCCTGTAAATGTTCAGGTAGCTTTTCAGCTTTTGAGGGCTTCCAATAATCTCTATAATAGATTGCGATAGCATCTTCTTTTGATAAATTTTTAATATCAACGTTAGGATACCACCTTTTTGATATGCCAAAGTTAGTTTCTCC